AAGTAATCATAGAAAAAGGGCAGGTAATATATTTACTGTAAAAGAGCTTCTGGAAAACAAGTATAATAAAGACAGTAACAAGAAATGACACGTAAAATGAACGAATTACCTGAAGGATTTGAAGACTTACCAATCGGCTTTATACAAGCCTTGTTTGAGTTTTATAGATCCATGGAAGACTTAAACCCGGCATACAACATCGGTGATATTTCTATAAGGAATGTAGAACCTAGTATGCGTGCAGCAATCATTCGTTCCGACTACGTAGCATTCGATAGACCAGATCCTATTAAACCTAGTGAGATATATAACTTCGGTATTAAGTTAGGTCTTAGTAAAAGAAAAGTAATGGATATTATAGCCGGTAAATACGATAAGGATTCCAATGGGTAGACCGACTGTAATGACAGAGAAAACGCTTGAAAGATTACGCCAAGCATTCTTAATCGGAGCAACTAACGAAGAGGCTTGTGCTTATGCTGAGATAAATCGGGATACGCTGTATGAATATATGAAAAGGAATCCTGAATACTCCGACACGATTGAACAATACAAAAAAGAGCCTTTACTAAAGGCAAAAGCGACTGTTATAAAACACTTAGATGACCCCAAGAATGCCCAATGGTACTTAGAGCGTAGAGCCAAAGAGTTTAAACCCAAAAGTGATATAACTTCCAACAACAAAGAGTTACCAACTCCTATATTAAGCACAATAGAGGTGATAGATGTACAGACAGACAACGGCAGTGAGAAAATTGCTGGGCTTATCGAAGAGAATTAGAGGAATAGCCGGTGGCACATCTGCCAGTAAAACCATCTCGATTATCCAGATACTCATACATCAGGCTCAAACTGATGAAACTCCTACACTTACTTCAATTACATCTGAGTCGGTTCCTCACTTAAAGCGTGGTGCGATGCGTGACTTCTTAAACATCATGCAAGAGCACAATTACTTCAAAGACGCTAACTGGAATAAATCAGACTTCACTTATACATTTGAAACAGGATCTAAGATAGAGTTCTTTTCACTAGATATGCCACACAAGGTGCGTGGACCTAGACGTGATAGGTTATTCATTAACGAAGCTAACAATATACCGGTAGAAACATTCGAACAATTAGAAGTACGTACCAAAGATGTTATCTGGCTAGATTGGAACCCAACACGTGAGTTCTGGTTCTATACAGATTACAAGGACAAACCCAATGTTGATTTCATGGTTCTTACTTACAAAGATAACGAAGCATTAGACGGCAGTATCGTAGCTAGTATTGAATCACGCCGAGACAACAAAGCATGGTGGCAAGTCTATGGTGAAGGACAGCTTGGTGAAGTAGAAGGTAAGATATACACCAACTGGAAACTAGACGTTGATTTACCCCATGAGGCTCGTTTAGAACGCCGTGGGCTGGACTTTGGGTATGCACACGACCCTGCCTGCCTGGTGGATATTTACTACTACAATGGTGGATATATTGTGGATGAATTACTATTCCGTGTTGGCATGAAGAACAGACAAATAGCTGATGTGATACTTAATCAGCCCGATCCTAACGTCTTAACAGTAGCAGACTCAGCCGAGCCTAAGAGCATTGAAGAGATGCAAGAGTATGGTGTGAATGTTATCGGTGCTAACAAAGGCCCCGGTTCAGTCACCCAAGGCATCCAGTGGGTGCAAGGCCAGCAGATAAGCGTTACAAGACGCTCTAAGAACATCCGGGAAGCTTACAAGAACTACATGTGGAAAACCGATAGGGATGGCAACATACTCTCCGAGCCTGATCACTACATGTCAGACGCTATGGATGCTATTCGCTATGGGCTTGAAACCTTTAGACCACAGCCCGAACGCAAGCCGGCAGGTGTGGTAGGCCGCTTTGATCCATTTACCGGCAGAAGGCTTGACTAAACTAAGCCTAAGTGGTATGCTCCAGGCAAAAGGGTGAGTATGCCAAAAGTACAAACGTATCAAACCAGAGATTTACCACTAGCAGCGTTCCTGCTCTATAACGAGCTAGAACTGCTTGGTTCAGCCACAACTGACAAGCCTGGTAGCAATATGATTGTATTTTTATTTAGAGCAGACATTGATGAACTTATTAAGCAATTCGAAGATGGTGCAGAGGTAGAGGCACGCAGATATGCACGCTGTATCCACCGAGTTGGTAAGGCTGTTAGGCAGCCAGTGGAGGTGTAATGGCAACATTAGGTCTGGCGATGATCGTCAAGGATGAAGTAAAAGAGTTTGAAGCAATACTAAACAGTGTCTACGATTACATAGATAACTGCTTTCTAACAGTAACTGACGAGGGTAGCTTAGATGCCTTTGAAGATTTGATAGAGAAATATCCTAAACTAAGAGTCAGCTACTTTCATTGGGTAGCTGATTTTGCTAAGGCTCGCAATTATAACTTAAAGCAAATCAATACTGACTATTGGTTCTGGCTAGACTCAGACGATAAGATACAGCACGCTGACTTCTTGCCTGAGCAGGTAGCACGCATGGAACGAGATGATTTAGACGTTATCTTCTGGCCTTATAACTATATGCAGAACGAAGCCGGTGAATGTATCGCCTTACACGATAGAGAACGCTTGATACGCAGAGAACACCCATTCAAGTGGGTTGGTGCTATTCACGAAACACTGATAGGTGATAATCCTGTTCCCGGCTATGACGAACGCATCGTAGTAAAGCACAACAAACGACCAGAGGATGCCACAGCCAGCACTGAGCGTAATCAGAAGATTCTACTAAGAGAATACAAGAAAACCAAAGACCCACGCATCACTCACTACTTGGCACTCAATTACTTCGCCCTCAAACGCTATGACAAGGCTGTAGAAAAGTTTTTAGAACATATCCAGACATCTGGGTGGGACGAAGAGAAGTATCGCTCCTGGTGCAAGATAGCCGAGATACACATCATCACTGATAACCCTGACAAAGCCCACGCTGCGGCTAGTGCTGCTATAGATATCCTACCTAGCTACCCGGATGCCTATTACATTAAGGCTCAGATATGTTTCCAGAAAGAAGAGTGGCAACAAGTAATCGATTGGATGAAAACAGCCCTAGCTAAGCCACAGCCTAAGACATTCAGTATTATTGATCCTAACATTAAGCTTCGATGCCTAGTGTACTCAGCAGTCGCTTATATGCACCTACTAGACAATGTCAACGCTTACGAAACCTTACTAGAAGTACTTAATCAATCACCTAACAATGAAGACGCACGCTACTGGCTACCGCTTATCAAATACAACTATGAAGAGTCTATCGCAGTACAGAACATTGGTGAGTTAGCTAAGTTCCTCAAAGAAAACAAAGGTGATGTTAAAAAGTTATTCCAGACACTACCTAACGAGTTAGCCTTTGATGCCCGTATTGCTAAGATTAAACAGCTGTATGTTAAGCCTAATGTTTGGTCAGATAAAAGCGTTGTGTTCTTTTGTGGGCCAACTAATGAAGTATGGGGACCAGATACACTGATTCAAGGCATGGGTGGCAGTGAAGAAGCAATCGTTTATCTATCCCGGGAACTAGCACGACTAGGCTGGGAAGTTACTGTATATAACGAACGTGATGATGAATACATTGATTACATAGAACACTCTACTGACTTTGTAGATGGTGATCTGAAAGAAGGTGGTGTGGTTGTCCGGTACTTGCCATGGAATGCTATCAATACCTTAGATGACTTTAATACTTTAGTGGTATGGCGAGCTCCTGAGTTAGCTGATAGCTTCAAAGCTAAGAAGCTAGTCGTTGATTTGCATGACACCATACAGCCATCACGTGTGGAAAAAGTTGTGGATGTTGTGGATAAGTTCTTTGTGAAGTCCAAGTATCACCGAAGCCTGTATCCTAACGTAGCAGATGATAAGTTTGTAATCGTAGGTAATGGAATCGTTCGAGGGCAGTTTGAATGAAACCATTTTATTACATCTTAATAGAAACCGGTGAGATAGATGTCGTCAAACGCTTAGGGCCATTCGCTACACTAGCCGAAGCTTATGGAGTACGACAAAAGAACCCTGGATCATTACTTGTAAAAGAAGTTAAGACTAAAATCGTGGAGGACTTGAAATGAGTCAAATATATTATGCTCAAGGTGGCGGTGATGAGCAATATACTCCTAATTATGGGGTGGAAATATTATTAAAGCACATTCAGCATTTCAAAAATAAGGTTATTTGGTGTCCTTTTGACAAAGAAGATAGTCAGTTTGTAAAACTATTAAAGGCCGACGGATTTACAGTCATAAATTCACATATTGAATATGGACA